TAATAAGGTCGTATTCTTTGGTTAAAACTTTAATATCTTGTGGACTAGTTCTAGAATCTTTTATCTTAGCTTCAATTTTTGCTAATTGTCTTTCAGTTACTAATTGCTCTTTTTTCATTTGAGCAATTTTTTTAGTGTGTTCAGACATTTTTCTCATGGTGCTAGCCATTCTCTCGGTTACTTTTTGACCTTTGTAATCAGCTTTCCACATGTTCTTTCTAACCTTGGCCATATTTTCAGATTGCTCCAATAACTCATTTTGGATACTACTGAATCTTTCAGCAGAAATAACGCCTTTATCCAACGCTTCTTGAAGAGCGCCAGTACTACTAAGAAAACCTTTAAATAAATCGCCTTGAGCCATTATATGAATTTAATAACTATAAACTTTTGGGTGTTAGTTACTGTCTTTACACCGTATGTGTCTTTATTTTTTAGTACCTCATTAAAAAAAGCATTAACGTTAGAATTTGGTGATTTATATTTTTTAACATTAATAGATTTTAATTTAGATAATGAATCATCAATAAATTCAACTTGGACTATTTCACTTTTTTGTAAAACTAAAGTATTGTTTCTACCGCCTTTAAAAACAGGTTTTGAATAACCGAATACTGGTTTTCCACTACTATTTAAATCATCGGTTAATTCGTATTTTTTAACCAATATTAAAATTGGTTGAACTAGTTTTTCAAATTGACTTGGTAACGCTATATAATTGCCAGATGAGTCTGAACTAGAATCGGAACTAGAATATGTTGTACCATCATCACCGAAGCCACCTAATATATCTCTGGCAATCCTTTCAGCTGAATCAGATGATTTTTTACCCGCTCTAATTGTTTTTACGGTATCAATATCTAAAGTGTTTTCGGTTATATTAAAATCATTGTTTTCAATCATTTTAATACGTTCTATTATTTTCTCAATCGACATAATTTTATCTTTTATATAAATACCTTTAAATTAAAAAACCCACGTGAAAATCGTGGGTTTTATTTTATTTACGTTTATTACTAATTTTTGCGGCTTCTCTTTCTCTATGTTCTTTTACTTTATTGTTTTCCTCCATTAAAATATCAATAAAAGCTCTCCTCTCAAATACTGGCATATGTAAAACATCCCCATATGAAAAATTACCATGTTTTATAAGAATGTAAAACTCATAAAGTACATCTTTCTTATAGGTCAAGGAAGGGCCAAAGAAATTTTGTGGTAATTGGAAGTTCACCAAAAAAAAATTCACCACTAGGTGCTTCAATTGATACGTTCAGGTCTAAACCAGGCTCGTTGTCATTGACATACTTTCTAAGAGAACCAGAATCCATTACACTCATATTATCAACAAATTGTTGGATTTGACCACGATCTCTAAGACCATCAATTTCTGTAATTTGAGCGGCTAATCTCATAGTCATTAATTGTGAGATAGCGTTTTGACCCATTTTTTTACGTCTAGCCTCATCTTCTCTCACTAACTTTTCATCTTCTTCAGCTGTTAGGTATTTGAATTTAATTTTATTCTTACCCTTTGGTAAAACAAACCCACATTCACCATTTTCATCTGGCTCTAAAGTTATTTCTTTAGGTTGGAACTGACTAATATCAATTTCCGCTTCAAATGGTTTACCAGTTTTTGGGTCTGTAACCTCAACGGTATACATTTCACCATACCCAGTTGATCTCAAAAAGAATAGAATCGCATTTTTATCACCAGATAGCAACTGACTAGCTTTAATTTCCTGGTCAATGACTTTTCTATCTAATAAAACATCAATAACCTTACCATTTTGAAGTAAGTTTGGTGATGTTAAGATATTCTCATCAGCGGCTGTTAAATAAGCAACTTTAACTGTTGATTTTTTATTTTTGTAGAACTTACCTTGTGAAGGTAGTGCAATCACATCATGTGCTGGTTCCATCATTGTATCCATATTATTGTCTTTTAAAGTTAATTATAATCTATATTTAAATAGTGTAAACTATATTTTTTATTTTTTTTACCGTTTAGTCTATTTTTAACGGTAACTGTACACACAATACTAAGTACTTATTATTACAAGTAAATGCAAATGGCTAAAAAAAAGAGTAAAACTGGTAAAATGTTGGGTGAGATGAATGGTACATCTAATTTAGAAGTAAAATTTTCAGCAATATTAGACGAGATGAAAATTAACTACGAGCAACATTATATGTTTAAAGGTAAGGAATTTGACTTCCTGTTAATAAAATACAATATATTGGTTGAAACCCATGGGTGTTTTTATCATTGCTGTAAGACACATAATCCGACACCAAAATATAAAATACAAAAAAACAATCTTAAAAACGATCAACATAAACTTAAACTGGTTAAGTTTGATAAATACTACAATCTATTGATTGTTTGGGAGCATGAATTGAAAAACCAAGTACTATTGACCGAAAAAATAAATAACTTTATTACAAAGTACGGTCTAATATACGGTTAAAAAAAAAGACCCGATTGCTGTTCTTATGGTAAGCAAATCGGGTACTGTCATTCTTTTTAAAATTAATAAATTAGTAAACCAAAATACATCTATCCATTCTAATGGTAGCTGTAATCTCTGCGATATCTTCAGCGCTGTAATCTAATGAACCAAAGTCAACATTAGTTAACATTGAACCCTGAAGAATCCATTTTTCAACTACAACACCTGTTGGATCTAACATTTCCAATTCAATGTCTTTTTTATAACCAGCGGCATAACCCATACGACCAGTTACTGACTCAGCATGTAAACGAACCCATTCCATTAACGCTTGTGCAGCTGAAGGGCCGATAGGATCTTTAAAGGTAACGTCAATAGCATCCCAAGTAAATCTACCAGCAACCCATGTTGAAGTATTTAAGAACGGAATCTCAACCTCACCAATTGCAATTTTAGGTCTTGAAGCTGTTATAACAAACCATTCGTTGATACCTAACGAACTAGGGAATCTTAAAATAAACCTGTTCTGCTTTTTTGGTTCGTAAGGAACAGGCATTTTCATTAATAAGTTAGCCATAATTTTCTATTTTTTTTATGTGTTTTATTTCTTTATATAAATATCTAGCAAAATCGCTTTGTTCAATGCTTTATATTTTTTATTTTTGTTTTCTATAAATAGTCTCAAAAAAATATTTTTTTCAAAATACTTGACTTTGTGGTTTTTTTTCGTTACTTTTGAACAGGCAAGTGAAAAAGGGACCATCAGGAACAATAAATGAGACATTAAATAATACATAATAAATAATTAACTAATATATTATATAATGGACCTTTAAGAATAATGGACCATTAAGAATATAGCAAATTTCATGCAATAAAAAAAGTCCCGATTTCTCAGGACTTTCTTTTTTATCTCATTTTATTTTCTTATAGACTATCAAAAGATACGCTTGTTGGTGTTACAACGAACTCTAATTCGATGAATTCTAATGTTGGAGTTGGTTTAACGAATATTTTACCTCTTAAAGTATTTCTGTCGCTATCTTCAACATCATTTACCAATGAAACTCTAAAGTCTGTTAAACCTCTTTCTTTTCTGATATTATCCAAGATTGGATTTACCAATGATAAGAATTGACTTCTAACTTGTGCATCATTTGGATCGAACAATAATCTGTTAGCAACGGCAACAATTAATTTTCTTGCTTGTAACAATAATCTTCTAATATTCAATCTGTTCATTGCACTATCTCTAACTTGTAAGTTTCTATTACCCCAGATAACCGTTCCTACATCAGAGAATGTAGCAATAGGGTTAATTCTACCTGGATATAATGTATCTCTACTTTCTTGATCTAATGGAATACGTGCTCTAATACAATTTACAATACCTCTTGTGTAACCCGCTGTTGCGAACCAAGGATGTGCTACATTATCCGTAAACGCTAAGTTTCTAACAACTTCTGCCGTTGGTGGGATAAATAAGTTTGCATTATTCTCAACGTCTGAAATTTGGATCCATGGATAGTATACCGCAGTATAGTTTGAATCAATTTCAGTTGAATCTAATAAATCAATAATATCACCAGGGTAGTACCACTCATCAGTGTTAGCCGCATTGGTATTACCAATCAACTTAATATCAGGTAATGTTGGTAAGTAAATTGAATCGAATCTCTTCTCTTCAACAATCTCAATTGTATCCCTAACCAACTCAGTGTTATTGATGATATCAATACCTGGAGTTGCTAAGATGTTAATTGATGTTTGTTCTGGGTTTTCATATGTTTTAATACCATACAATGTAGCGTAGTAATCTGAAGTACCAAAAGTCTCAGAGTACTCAACACTTGTAAAAGTATCGAAACCAGATCTAACGAAACAATTTCTACCGATTTTGTAATCATCAGTATTGGTTCTTTGCTCTCTATAGATATCCCAACCATCAAATCCACCAGAGAATAAAGCTGTGAACTTTCTAGTTCTGATGTCATAGTAAGGGTGAGAAGGGGTAGATGCAATCACAGTTGGATCGGTAAAGCTACCAGAGCCAGTTGAGAAAACAACATTACCATTGGCATCAACAATTGAACTTGCATTGATATCCATGTGGAAACCTTTAGTTTTAGTTGACCAATCAACACCATCATTATATGCGTTATCACCTGTTAATGAAACTTTACCTTTAAACTTCAATAAATCAGCGTCAAAACCATATTCGTTATCAGTGAATCCTAAGTAAACTTTCTTAATTTTATCACCGTTTGAATAAATTGGTAATGCGTATGGTGGGTTAACTATTAATTCACCAGCTGAATAGTATTTTGTTTTGTATGGTAATTCAATTACACCACAATAATCGGATTCAGTTAATCCAGTTCCGTATGATCTAAATTCATAACCTTCGAAACCAGCTGGAACCCCGTCTTTTGGTGCTTTTTCAGCAACATCAACAACAACATATGAACTAACTAAAGGATATTTGTTGTCAATAGTACCTATTTTTCTACCGATATAATTATCTAATGTTTCATCCATTGATAAACCTAAGAATCTTTCTAAGATAACAGGAGATTTATCTGAATCACCAAATGATCTGATGTACAAATCAAATGTTTTTTTATCCAAGTCAACATTTGCAATAGATGTTTTAATTTCCGTGTTAGCGTTACCACCATCAGAGATAGAAATCAATCTAAATAATCTTTGTGGTAAACCACCTCTTAATTCAGAAACAAAGAATGGTGTTACTGGTGATTGGAATTGGAATTTGAAGTGATCCCAGTTATTAATTGGTAATACTTCATAATGTAATCCTTTAATCTCACCAAAAGCCCAACCCTTTTTAAGTGTTGAATCAAAAACTTCCTCAGCAAATAAATAAGTGTCTTTATCGTAAGCGCCAGTACCTAATACATTTTTAATATAGTTTTTCTTAGTTTTATCTAAAGAAACGCTGTAAGTAAATTGTGTACCACCAGTTGTTGCACCTGTAATCTCAAATGTGGCAAAAGGATTAGTCTGTGCTGTAGCAATTTGTGAATAACCAACAGTAGTTGAATCAACGTGGAAACCTAAACTATCTGTGATATACTCACCTCTACTTCTTAAAGTAGCCGCTAATTTTTTGTGGTATTTTGAATTTGGTGTAGCTTGAAACTCATAAACATCAACTTTGGTTTTACCAGTATAAGTAGATGCGCTAGTTGCAGCTATATCATACGCATATAAAGCAAAAGCATAACCTGTATAGGTATCAGTTGTTTCATCGTATGTAAATTCATTTAATAAGATATTATTAGTTCTATCACTAACAGGTATACCAATTGGTAATTCATATGCATCAACAAAAACTGGGTTTGCCGCACCATAACCAGTTAAATTTTGGCTATTTCTGTCAGCGGTAATCGCAGCTGATTCACTAGAATCCAAAATACCCCAGTATAATGCGTTATTTTTATACCAATCTTTCTTATTGAATACACCAACATTAAAGAACTTGTAATAAACTATATCGAATTTACTAGTCGCAACATTAGATAATGTTGAAATTTCATCCAATAATTCTGTTGAAGTACCTTGTACATAAAAAGTGCCAGGGGCATTTGCTGTTACATCAACCTCAAAATTGATAATGTGCTCTGTTGATGTGTACGCTAATGTACTCTGATCGATACGACCAATTGTTCTGATCGCATAAGCCATACCACCTTCATGTCCAGAAAGCCCTAAAACACGAGTTACAAATAATTGGTTAGATTGAGTCAAATATCTATTAGCGATATATGGTAACTCATACTTAACTATTTGTGTATCTCTGAATTTTT